GCAGAGTTGACCCCTGCCGCCGCCGGCACCCGATTGAACCCGATGTACCCGCCGCGACCCCTGCTCATGCCTCACCTCCTGCACTCGCCGCAGCCCGGGCCGCACCATACGCGAGCATCAACTGCTCAAACTCCGCGAACGTCAGCGTATGCCGCTCGCCCGACATGTCGGTCACGACGCACGGCTGGTCGATCCCGAGTTGGGCCGCCCGGCTCGCGAGCACATAGAGCCCCGTGAGCAGGGCCACGTCGTCGGCCAGCCAGCCCAGCCGCCAGCCCATCGGCGTCAGGAAGCCCGCCTCCTCCCAGGTCGGCTCGGGGGGCGGCGGGAACATCGCGTCGAGGTCGGCCTGGGTGAGCGTGGATCGCGTCCAGCCGGCGGCGGCGAGCACGGCTTGGTCGAGCGACCACTGGGCCGCGTCGGTGCGGGTGCTGCCGTCGGGCAGGTGCACGCGGTGCGGGAGGCTCAAGTGAGCCACGCCGCTGGCATCGCGCCAGCAGGGATCGTTGAGGGCGGGCATCAGGTGATCTCTTCGTACGACACGTTGATCTGGATGTCGCCGGCGGCCGAGGCCTGGCACTTGAGCTCCACGTTTTCGGTGACGTAGAGCGGGTAGTTGCGGTCGACGAGCAGCAGGCTGGAGTCGGCTGGCACCGCGATCGTGCTGCGAAACGGAGCCGTGCCCACCGTCAGCGAGATGTCGCAGGCGTTGGTGCCGTCGATGTTGTCGGCCGAGAGCGCCACGATCCGCAGCACCGCCCCGGTCGGGCAGGTGACGATGCCGGTGGAGTTGGTCCCCGCCACCAGGCTGTGGAACTTGGCCTCCACCTTCGTGGGGCCATTCAGATCGGGACCAGCCATGTCACACGCTCCAGTGATAGACGGGGTCGGAAATCTCTTCGAGCCACAGCGACCGGGCCGCCACCGGCGGCTCGGGCTGCGGGTTCCACTTGCGGATCAGGTACTGCTCCAGCCGCCACCGCTCGAGGTCGGAGAGCACGCGCGGGTAGACGAGCAGCTCGGCGACGAAGCCGTTCAGCCCTTGAAGCAGCGACGGCTCGAACGCGCCGAGCAGAAACACATTGCTGTCCGTGTCCTGGGTAGCCCCCGGCGTCTGAAACGCGGCATTCGTGTCTTGCAGCGTCCCGCCCGAGAACACGCGTGCCTCGGCGTTTTCGTAGTCGATCACGCCGGAATAGACGTTGGCGTCCCGCACGCTACTGCCCGGATCGTAGATGGCGTAGGCAAAAGCATCAGAATCCAACCGGCGGCCGCGCAAGACGATGCCATTTACGTTTTGGAAAATCGACGCCCGGCTTAGGACATCCCCGCCCACGCTGGCCGAGAAGAACCGCTGGGCCGCCCCCCCTCCCACAACCGCATCGAACTTGCCGACGAGCAGGATCGTGAGCCCCGGCACGTTGCGTGCGAGATTCAGCGTGGCCGCGTTGCCCTCCAAATACTGCGTGCCGTCGAAGTCCAGCACCCTTAGCCCGTTGTAAGTGCGGCTCGCGCCGCTGGGCTGGCTGGCAGCGGTCGCCTGCGAGAAATGCCGGCCGCGGCCGGAGAGGTCGCGCCACTCGCTCACGCCGTCGCCGTTAAACGTCAGCGACGACCGCACCGACGCGTCGAGCCACAACCCGAGGCCGCGGATGCGGCGCGGCAGCGAAGACCGCGACACCGGACGCATGGTTCTGATCGCGAGCGTCATGCGTCACCGGAGTCGGGGAAGATGGCGTAAAACTCGGCGGCCGACAGCTCCTCGACGTGGCCGGCGGCGAGCAGATCGGGCAGCAGCTGGCCCGGCAGGACGTAGTCGCAGTAGGCGGCCGACACCGCCAGATACACCCGCCCCTGCTCGTCGGTGGGCAGCCGATCCACCGGCGGCAGCGTGCGGTCGGTGAGCGTCTCCGGCCGCGGGTAGCCGTAGGCCTGGTCGAGCTGCTCGCCGATCGACGCATAGACGGCGGGAGTCGAGCGGAAGTATCGCGGGGCGGATTTCATACGACTCGCCAGACTCCCGACGTGCTGTCATAAAACAGCAGGGCCGACCCGCCGTTCACCGACAGCTCGTAGTCGCCCTGCCACGGTACGGCGAACTGGGCGTTTCCCAGAGGGCCGGTGGCGTGCTGGAGCAGGATCGGGGCCGTGGCCCCGACGTTGACCACGACCACGGCGGTGCCGTCGGGGGCCGTGGCCCCGAGACCCTGCACGTTCACGCCCGTCGTGCCGGTCACCGCCAGGCGGTGAATGTCGGCGGCCGAGAGGTCGAGGCCGGTCACGGTGCTGCCGGCCTCAAACGCTGTGGGCGTGGCGACCGTGTTTTGACCGACCGGGCCTGTGGGGCCCGCGGGCCCGGTAACGCTGGGGCCGGTAGGCCCCGTCACGCCCGCCCCCGTGGGCCCGGTGATCCTGAGATCGATGCCCGTGGACCATCCGCCCACCGTCTTGGGGCCGTACAGGATCCCCTCGGGCTTTTGCAGGAACAGGTCGTTCAGGCTGCCGATGCCGCCCGTCGGGGCCTCGTTGCCCACGAGCACCGGAGACGCGCCGCCTGTCGGCAAAACGTAGAAGGGCATGTTTACCTCACGGCTAGTTTACGCTTCACGGCATCTCTTCGGTATGGGGTATCAGCAGGCTTGCCCGCTGCACTCCGCGATTGATCGTCGCCAGCCCGCTCGTGTTGAGGCTCATCAGTTTTGCCGACTCCTGCGGCGTCAGGGCCGAGCCGCCAACCGCGACAACCGTGCTGGCCGCCGACTGGATCAAGAGGGTCTGAACTCCTGGGGAGTAGGCAATGGGATCGCCGCCTGGGCCTCCGACGAGGTTTCCGCCGGCGACTCGGGCGACGTAGTTTCCGTCCGCGAAACGAATCTGCCACGCCCCCAGTAGTTCGACGGTGAGACCGACTTGGACGCTGCCGCCGAGGCTGACGAGTCCGCTGCCGCGTCCGATCCGCTCATATTGGATTCCCTCCTCGGTGGCCTGTGCGATCTTGATCGCCAGATACAGGGCGGCGCAGTCCACGTCCGTAGTCCCGGCATCGACATTGATGCGGGCCGCGACGAAATCGAACGTGAACGGAGCCGAGAAAAACGGCATGGCTACACATCGCTATTGCGGCTGGCGTTGACCGAGCCGCCGCCGCTCGTGACCGACAGCAGGGTGGAAAACGGAACAATCGGCGAGCCGCCCGAGCCGTTTCTCACGTCCACGCGGGCCGAGAACGTGCTGGCGAAAATAAACGTGACGCTCTCGCTCGCAGAGGCCGCGACCTTGTCAACGTAGGGCACGAACACGTCATCCGCCGTGACGATGTTGCTCGCCAGGGCGGGCGACAGCCCCGAGAAGGTCTTGGTCCCGGCGTTGTACGACGAGTAGGTATACCGCAGCCCCTTAATGCGGATGACGCCCGACGAGGGGGTGTCGGTCTTGATCGACTCGACCACCGTGAGGGCCGTGGCCCCCGAGTTCGCCGCCACGGGCGTGTACTCGTCGCGGAGGATGCCGCCGCTGCCGTTTTCGCGAGCGACCAGCACTCGGTCGCCGTTCACGAGGTTTCCCACCGTGATGCCAATCAGCGTCGGCGGCGCCTGCGTCGTGCCGTCGTCGGCCACGAGCTGGTAGCGGGTGGACTCGCCCGGCAGCACGCCCGTCACGAACCAGCCGCGAGCGGCGAAGAACGTACCACCGGCAAACGTGCCGAACGGGGCCGACGGAATCTCCGTGTAGGCCGAGTTCAAAACTCGATACCGCCAGCCGGGCACGCCGTTGAGCGTGGTCGTGCTGCCTTCACGAGTGACGTACTGAAGGTACTGATACGCCTCTTGGAGCGTGCAGCCGTTCGAGAGCGTGATCGTGCCCTTGTAGAGCTTGGCGCCGTTGCCGTTGCCCAAATCCTGCGTGGCGTCGCCGAAGGCGATGCTGACCTTGCTCGACAGAGCCGCCGCCTGCTCCTCGGTGAGCACGACGTTGGGATCGACGGCCGTCGAAAGAGCCGCGTTGCTTTCGCCACCAGCGGACAAGTTCACGTCAAAAAGCGAGTATGTCTGCTGCCACTTGCGAGAGAAGGCCGTCACGTTGCCAGAGTCGATGAGCGAGCCGGCCGAACGCACCTTGACAAGAATCTGGATATGGCCGTCGCTCCAGAACTTCGTGAGCTTGCTGCCGTTTTGCACAACGTAGATCGGCGAGGCTGCGACGATGCCGCCGATGGTCTTCAAGCCCGAATACTGGACGTTGCCGCCGTCTTGCTTGATGCTGCCGAAGTTGATGTACCGAGCGGCGGTGTCGTCAAGGTTGAACGCAACCGCCCCGCTCGTGAGCAGATTGAGCCGAGACGCCACGGCTGCATCTCGCGGCCCGTCGAGCCGCGACGGGTTGGGCGCGAGGATGTCCACGAGGTCGTTCGACGTTGCCGCCGCGTCGTCTGCGAGGTCTTGCAGCCATGCGTGGAGGTCGAGCACCGAGTAGACCGTGCTGCCGCTGACGTGACGAATGTCTCCGCTTGCGGAGATCGAGAAGTCATTGACGATGCTCATGGCTATCCCTCGGATTGCAAGAGTACTGTGGACGAAAACCCTGCGGACGAGATCGTTCCTGCGATTCGTCCCTCAATGTAGTTTGGTGTGCCGCTGGCCTTGCGAGCCCAGCCCGACACACTGACCGGCGTGCCGCCCGTCCAGACGGCGGAAATCTGGCCGCTGGCGTTGGTGGTGCCGCTGATCACGGTGACGTTGGCATCGGTTCGCACAAGCACGCGCACGCCCGAGATCGGCAGCGAGGTCGCGGCGTCGATGCACGTTACGGTCGCAGTGACCTGCGGCTGGTCGAACACGACCGTCGCCCCTGCGGTGTCAAAGGCTGGCTGCGACTGCCCGGCCGCCAGGATGATCGTTACGGTGCCGCTGGCGGCGAGGATGTTCAGCGGCTTGGTGTAGCCACTGAACACCGCGTTTGACAGGTCCACCTCGCCGGTGCCATTGACCTCGACGGCATAGGTTTCCGCGCCCTTCGTGAACGACGCGCCCGCCGCGCTGCCGCCGTCTTCGAGTCGCATCGCCGCATCGGCGGCGACAGAAGCCTTCAACACACTGCCAGAGAAGTCCGCGCCCTTCGCGTTGATTTTTGCGCAGCCGATGTAGGTTCCGCTGCGCAAGGCTACGCCGTTGATCGCGGTGATTTCCCAGCCGAGGAAGGTGCCTGCAAACCCGTAGGTCGCGCTGGTGCTGCTGGCAGAGTCGAGGACGATCTTATGGGTGCGATCCGTGCCTTTGATACCCGCGTCAAGCGCGACTGTATCCGCCGCGCTAGCCTTAATCCTGATTTCCTGTCTTCCGGCGGCGACGGAATAGCCGAGTACGCCACCGACGCTTGGGTATTCGAGAGCCTGGGCCTCGTCGTCCACATAGGTTGCAATCGTGCCATCGCCCAGTTGATAGGGCATGGTGATAACCTGCTGGCCCTGGCCTTGTGAAAATGCCAGTCGCCAGGCGGCACCGCTGTCCAGCATCCTTGCCACTGTGCGCGCCGTAATCGGATTCGTTGGCCCACCGCCAACCAGTGTCAGCGGCGAGGCAAAAGGCTGGATGCACTCGGCTCGCAGGGGGAAAAACCTTAGCCCAGTGCCTGCGCTGATTTGCCGATAGCAGATGCCACGCTTGGTGATTGCGGCCAGATTAGGTGGAGTGCTGCTCCCGTCCACGCGCGTTTCATCGGGCAGGTGGCGAATGAGACTGTTGTACCGCGACCCCTCCAGTCGGTTCAGGAAACGATATACCGACCAGTTGCCGTCGCTATCCTCGAAATAGTGATAGATGCCGTTTGGGCTCTCTTGTGTGTTTGATGCTCGCTGAGTAAAGAGACACCACAGACCAGCGGTATAGTCAGTCGCGGCAGACAAGTCCCAGCGCACGCCAGACACGCCCGTTGTTGCAGACGGCGGCGTAATGCTGATCTGCCGAAACCAAGTCAGAATCGGCGGGTTGTTTGTTATCAGGCCTTGAATATTCGCGACGCCGTTAATCGTTGCCGGTGCGAACGTGCTTTGCCCGTCGATGGTGGCATGGATAGTCGAAAGGCTTGTGAGGCTTACGTTTGTAAAGGTGCCATCTTCAAGGAAATCGGTGACCCGTGTCGGCGGGTTGCGAATCCCAATGGGCCTAGCACCGCCCGTTTTGTTTTTGATCGCGATCGTCCAATGCTGTGCGCGGACGCCATTGCCCGTGCCGCCCACATATTCATAGGTCGGGGTTGCGCCTGCGGTATATTGCGCCCGTGATGCCACGATAATCCGCTGCGTGGGGCTGGACACCGTCGTGCTATCACCCGCACGACCAACGGACAAATCCACGCCCCAGAAACCGTTAGGCGTTTCAAATGCGGATGTGCCGTTTGAGGTGAAGACCGTCAGGAGCAGGCAGTCGGCGGTAGTCGTGGTCACGCTGCCGATGGTGTGGACGCGGGTTAGCGCGCTGGTGTCCGTCCGAGCGCTGACATCCATCCATGTTTGGTCGCTCACGTCTGGTGCATCGCGCACGACCCATGCGAACGCCGCCCATACCGCACTAGACCCACCCCCGGCCGTCGGCGCGCTGGGAAGCGTACTGCCGTCGTACCTGTGCCACCAAACCTGCGAACGCATAAAAGTGGCGACGCGGGCCGAGTCGGCGTTGTTGAGCCGAGTCCATGATCCGGTAGAACTGGTCAGCGTCAGAGCGTTTAGACCCGTCTGGTTGGACGCGCAGACCATGATGTAGTCGCCAGACTGCAAGCCATCGTTGGTGAACCATTCCTCGAACGTGAGACTGGCAACGGCTTCGCCTTCCGATCCGGCTTGCTTGGTGGTGTCAAGGACGTAGGCCATGCGTCACCCCCTCGCCGCCAGGAGGCCCGACAACACGCCGCCGCCGAACGTCGCGTAGAACGCATCGCCCGCAGCCGAGTAGGGCGAGGGCACCAGCCGGTAGCGAGTCGTGCCGTCGAGGACGTAGGCGAACACGCTGCCAGAGCCGATGGTCGCGGCCTGCGTCGGGGGCGAGTCCCACCGCGTCACCAGATCCGTCCAGGCCAGTTCGGCCTCGGCCTCGCCGACCACGAGTGTCACGGTGTCGCCATGGTTGGCGATTGCCACGGCCACGCTCTCGCCGGCCGGGGCCACGGTCAGCGACAGCTGCTCCACCGTCTCGGCCACGGCCAGGGCCACGGCATCCGTCTCAGGCGCGACCGTGATGGCGATCGCTTCCACCGGGGCCGACACGGCCAAGGCGACGGTGTCGCCGCCGGCCACCGCCAGGCCGACGGTCTCGACGGTGGTCGCGACGGTGATCCCGACGGCCTCACTCACTGGCTCACGTCCTCTCGGACGAGCATCGAGCCTGCCACGTAGGTGCGGACCCGGCTGTCGGGATAGGTGAACTCGATGTCGTAGGAATAAGTGCCGGGGCTAGGTGCCGGGAATGCGTTCAAGTCAAAAACGCCGCCCGCGGCGTTGACGATCGTGATCCCGGAGCCGACCGCAAACTGATATACGGCCGGCTGCTCGCCGCGGCGGGCAAACCAGCACCGGATCGCCACGCCCGTCAGGTTTTCGGGGCTGGTCACGCCGTTGACGGTGCGAGTGACGGTAAACCGCCGCTTGGCCACGGTGTCGCCAGCGTATTGCGTCGGAAAGTTATATGTGGCGGGCAGCATGGCAGTTGGATTGAGGGGGGGAGCGGCACGACTACCTCACGGCGGTCTGTTTTGTGTGGACCCGGACCATCGAGCGGAAGGCGTCGGCGTAGCGAAACACCGGCACACCCCGCGGGGCCGAGACCTCGTACAGCAGCTCGAGGCCGCCGGCGGCCTCCACGATCAGGTCACCCCGCTTCGGCTCGCCGAGCGGGAGGCTCGCGGCCGGGATCAGGAAGTCTCTCGACTCCCAGTTCTCGATCACGCCCCCCTGGCCCTGGGCCTCGAAGTCGCTTCTCCCGATGGTGGCGGTGAGCGTGGCCGCGTCGTCGCCTCGCCGGTAGGTGACGGTCGTGGCGGCCGCAGCGTTGAGCTGGGTCGTGAGCCACGCGGAACCGGCGGCGAGCATGTCGGGCATCGGATCCTCCACACCCGGCAAGCCCCCGGCGGCGCGCGGTAGCGATGGCGCGCCGTCCGGGGGTTGCGGGTAGGTTCACAGGCTGTCGAACTACCGCTCGAGGTAGACGTCGACCGAGGTGGTCTGGGCGGCCGCGGCCGAAACCGCGTAGCCCATCGCCGTGCCGGTCGCGTGGCTCACGGCCACCACGCCCGACGCGGCGTACCAGTAGACGCGCTGCCCGGCCGTCACGGCACCCTCGGTGCCGGTCGCCAGCTTGGGCACGCTCCACACGCCCTGAATCGCCACCGTGCCGACCGCACCGTTCGCGATCGGCCGCGGGGCCACGCCCACCAGCGAGCCGATCACGACCACGTCGCCGGCCGCGATGGCCCCCGACGCGGTGTGCTCGATCAGCCCGCCCTTCTGCTCATAAGCCATTGGATCACCTGCTTTCTGTCGTTGGAGAGGTTGGAGGTCAGATGCCCGGCGGGCTGGGAAGCCCCGGCCCGCCGGGCCACATGGATCACGACACGTCGCCCTTCACGCTGGCGAGGTACTCGGCCTTGGCCACGCCAAAGTCGAAGTAGCCACGCATCTGAACGCCCAGCGTGTTGAAGTCGGCCTCGGCCGTCTCCACGATCGGGCTCTGCACGCCGTTCAAGAACGCCACCTCCATCGCCGGCAGGTCGGCCGGGCTGGCGACGAGGTAGTAGTCCTCCGCGCTGGTCAGGTAGGTCGTGGGGACCACCTGATACCGGCCGGCGAGGACGTTCACGTTGGGCACCGTGGTGTTGCCTCCGACCAGGAGGTTGGTGCCCATGATCTCGGCCGCCGCCAGCTCGATGTCGGCCGGCACCAGGAGGATCCTGGGCTCGACCGCCACCGGGTTGCCGTCGGGATCCTTCAGCTTCCTGAACAGCGTCGTCAGGTTCTTCAGGTTCGCCAGGCTGAGCGCCCCGGCCGTTGTCTTGATGTTCCCACGGGCCGAGGTGTACCAGGTGTTGTGGTTCGCCTGGAACTCCGTCCAGAAGACGTCGTTGAGGCTGAGAGCACCGCCCCGGCCGATCCGCTGCGGGACCGCGGTCAGGGCACCGAGGTCGTCGTTGATCAGGTCCGTCCGGGTCACGCTGGTCATGATGCCGTAGGTCTCGGCCGAGATCGTGCGGCTCTCGTCGGAGGCCGCGGCGTTCTTCAGCTCGCCACCGTTGGGCACCTTCTTGAACTTGAAGCCGCCGTTGAGCCGGTAGCTCGTCAGCGTCTTGAAGTCGTTGACCGACCGGGTCGCCGAGATGCTCCGCCAGGCCTGTTCGACCGAGTCGAAGCCGGCCAGCAGGAACTTGTTCACCGTCGCCGACAGGATCCCGGCGATCGAGTGGGTCGCCCACGCGGCGGCGAGGATCGGCCGCAGGGTCGACGAGTTGATCCGCGGGCTGCCGTCGTAGCCGTTGGCCACGGCGGCCTGCACCAGCACCGTCTCGAGGCTGATGTCGCGGCGGGCCTTGTCGGCCGCCTCGAGCACCTCGGGCCGGTACTTCTTCTCGACGCCGGGCAGGTTGCCCTGCAGGGCGAACGAGGCCTCGATCACCTCGGCGGTCGGGGCCACCGGCGTCACGACGTGCCCGGCCGGAGCCACGGGCCGCTCGTCACGGGTCGACTGCAGCTTCTCCATCTTGTCGAGCCTTTCGGAAACTGCCGTTAGCTTGGCCAGCAGCTCGCTGGTGTCGGCCGAAACGGCGGGGGTGGGGACGGGCTCCACGGCGACCTCCGCCGTGGCCGCCACGACCAAGGTCTCGATGACCTCGTCCGTGGGCTTGGTGGTGGCGTCAGCCGCCATGGTGTTCTCCTCTGCCGCGTCTGCGGCGATGGAGACGGCCGTGCTGCGATCGGCCCCCAAGGTGACGAAAGAGGTCTCCCGCAGCGTGGAGGCCCGAACGATGCGGACAGGACCGGTGACGGTCTGCCCGTTGACGGAGGTAGCCTGGTCTTCGCCGAATCGCAGGTGGCGGCCGACGTCGGCCCCGACGCTGGCCTGCCACTGGTAGCCGGCGGCCGCGAGGGCGAGCACCTGGCGGGCGTTGTCGTTGTCGGCGAGGATCTCGCCCTCCACGATCAGCTGCCCGCCCTGCACGCTCGGCGTGCCCTGGCCGAGGATCGACCCGATGGCGTAGTCGTGGCCGACCACGATCGGCACGGTCTGCGGCAGCGTCATGCCGGCCATGTCGATGATCACGGGCTCCCGGCTCCAGCCCTGCCGGATCGGGGCACCGGTGTAGGCGACGATACGGAACCGCTTCGGGCCGGCCGCGGCCTCGCCGTCGGCAGCCTGCAGAAACTCCACGCCGCCCGAGAATGCGAGTTTGTCGCTCATACCCAGATCTCCTGCACGAGGCCGTCGGAGTCGTCGTCCCAGTCAAGCCATTCGTCGATCACTGCGGCACCTCCTCCGGCATCTCGCCCGGAGCCGGCTGGCCGGCCGGAGCCATCGACAGGCCCAGCTCGGCCATCAGCTGCCGCTCGGCCGCGATCTGCCGCAGCTCGACGTCCCACCGCTTGCCCTGGCGGGCGTACTCGCTCGCGAGCGTGGTGGTGAGCGTGGCCAGCCGGGTCTGGCAGGCGTTGGCTTCCTTGGCCGGGTCGACGTGATCCTTGCCGTCCCACACCCACGCCCAGTTCCACTCGCTGAACGGCGGCAGGCCGTCGGGGATCACGCCGGCCAAGCTGGCCTCGTTGACCCAGGCCGCCAGCACCCGGTCGAGGCAGATCCGCTCGAGGTGGTCGCGGTCCACCCGCTGGTTCATGGCATAGACCTGGTGGTCCATGCGGCCGCTGGCGTAGTTGTACGAGGACGAGTCGAGGGCGGCGACGTTGTAAGGGAGCTGCAAGCAGCGGGCGATCTCGTTGAGGATCTCCCGCTTGAAGTCCTTGTAGGTCGAGGTGGGCTGCTCCGCCTTCAGCTGGCTGATGTCCCAGCCCTCGGGCAGCGTCACCAGCGAACGCTTGCGGATCTCGAGCTCCGCGAACGAATCGACTTCGTCCACCTCCGCGGCCGGGGAGTTGCTGTGGATGAACGCCGCGAAGTCGGCGGCGGTTTCGGCGGCGGCGATCACGGCCTCGGTGTACCGCCGCAGCTGGCCGAACAGCCGCAGGGCCGGGGCCACCTCGGGGTAGCCGCGGTTTTGGCCCGGCCGCACCCGGCGGAACCAGTGGATCATGGCCGCGGCCGGAACCCGATTGAACATCAGGTTGTTGATCCGGTAGTTGCTGCCCGGGTGGAAGTTGAGCACCTGGTAGGACACCACGTTGCCCGTGGCGTCGAACTCGATCCCGTCGACCGTGTTGCCCTCGGGCGTGATCGTCTGCGACATCAGCTCCGTGGGCGTGGCCACCATCTCGGCCTCGACCAGGCGGAGGTCGAGCTGCACGCCCGGCAGCCGGGCGTTGTTGATCATCAGGGCGAACGCCTCGCCGTCGGTGACCAGGGCCTCCCGCATCGTCCGCAGCTTGGCCGGCAGGTCGACGAGCGTGCCCCAGTCGTAAAACGCCCGCTCCACGCTCCGGGCGGCATCGACGTCGCCGATGTCGAGCTGCAGCCGGGGGCCGGTGCCGATCAGGTCGCCGGCCAGCGTGGCCGAGATCCCGGCCAGGTAGGAGTTGTTGACCCGCTCGTGGCGGGCCCGGTTCCGCATGATGCGCCGCTTGGCCGGCGACAGGGCCGCATCGGCACTGAATGCGTCGGCCGCGACCCAGTGCTTGTAGTCGTCGCCTTGCTCGGCAGCCTCGAACCGGGCGCGGGTCACCGGAGCCGCCGGCTGGCGGGGCTCTGTCTTGCCGCGAAACAGGTCAAGGAACGCCATCACTGGAATCCGCCGGGAACGATCTGGTTGAACCGCAGGCCGCGGGCCTTGGTCGAGGCCGCCGCCTTGGCCTTCAGGTACTTGTCCGCCTCGATCTGGTCGGGCAGCGGGTGGGCCTCGACCTCGCCGGCGTCGGTGCGGACGCGCTGCGGGTTCTTGGCCGCCGCCTCAATCGCGTCGGTCACTTCGTCGCTCATGCTGCGACGGTAGGCGATCTGCCGGCCAAACCCGCAGGGGGTCTGGCTACTGGACGCGGTGCCAGTCGTGGGTGTAACGCTGCACGTCCACGAACCCCAGCCGCCTGGCGATCGCCTCGGTAGCCGGTGAGAACACGGCCAGCACCAGGTCGCGGTCGAGCACTCCGGCCGCGGCGAGCGTGGCCGATAGCGCCAAGGCTAAACCCCCGCCCCGGTGCCGCTCGTCGGTCCACATCTCCAGCGTCTGCATGTCACGCCACTCGTGGGAGCAGGCCCACGCCAACAATGCCCCGCGGTCGTGCCACAGCGCGATCGGCGTGGAGCTCGAGGTCTTGCCGGCCAGCCGGCTGGAGACTTCGGCCTGGAACTCGCTGCCGGGCCACGTCAGCCGAAACTTGATCGCCGTGCAGTCCGCAGGCGTCAGGCCGTCGACGGTGGTCAGCGTGATCATTCGCCCATCTTGCGGATTTCGATCCGCTTGCCGGCACCCGGTGTGGGCAGGGCCACCTTGCGGCGTTGCCGGCCGCCCGTGTCCGTGGCCGCCGGGCTCACGCCCGCGATGCTGGCAGACACCGCCGAGCCGACCAGGCAGTCCCACCAGTGATTCTCGAACCGGGTGCCCGACAGCTTCCACTCGTCCACCACGCGGCCGCGGGCACTCTCCGTCCGCACCGGGTATTCGTTGGTCAGGTGGTCCCACAGCATGTCATGCTCCCCGGCACAGAACACGATCGCCTCGGGGTCGCCCGTGGCCAGCCGCAGCCGCGAGGCCACGAACGTCTTCCAGTAGTTCGTGTCGTAGGTGCAGCTCCGCTGGCCTTGGACCTGGCCGATGCGCCAGTTGAGCCCCAGCCGATCGCCCCGGGCCTTGCCCTTGTCGTTGAGCGCAGGCGACGAGGCCCCGATCCCGCGGCCGTGGCTCGGCAGGATCACGCCCGCGAACGCTGACCGCTTGGCAAACGTCCGCACCGTGGCGGTGCTCTTGCCCC